GGTTCGTAGACCAGCGCCTGGCGCCAGTTCCTCTTCAGCACATCGTCGTCGCCATAGTTGGTCGGCTTGAACTCGGCACGGAAGTCGATCGGCCCGATCATGTAGTCGTAGCCGACAGGCGGTGCGTCGTTGGTGAAGCTTGGCGTCACGAACAGACGATGCTCGGATGCAGCGAAGACCGTCCTCACGCTCCAAGGGTCATCGGGCGCAGCGTCAGAAGCGCGGTAGAAAACGCAAACCCCGGCAAGACCCAGATCGGTTCCATCGAAGGCCCCAGAAAGTCCAGTGATACCCGACAGGCCGGCGAGAGCTGGTAGGCCGCCCTCGATGAAGCTCGCGTTCTCATCCTCGATGAAACTGGCTCCAAGTCCTGCACCAGTTCCAGTCGCGGTGACCGTGCCAGTGACGGTTCCTGTCTGGCCAGGGAAGCCGACTCCATCGCTGTCGCCGATGTCGAGTAGCCAGACGAAGCCATTGGAGTCCCCCGCGTAGACGCGCTGGTTGCCGTCCGAGTCCTTGCCGATCGCGATCGCCAGGAACTCCTGGCAGTAGCGATGCAGCGTGATGTTCCGCAGTTGCGTGTCCCACACCATCACCAGGTTGGCGCCACGATCCGTCTGCACGGTCGGCAGGAGGATCAGATACTGCTGTCGCTTCGGGTAGTAGACCGCGCACGCTCCGATCACGCGGCCGTTGCTGTCACGCCGCACGTAGTCGGCGTCGTCCGGGTCGGTGAACATCTCCGAGAAGGCGACCGACTCTTCGATCATGTGCACCGACCTGCCATCGAACATGGCGAGGCCGCGATCGCTGAGCCACACGCTGCCTGACTCCACCTGCGCGAAGCTGCGTGGGGCGATGCAACCGATGTCGCTGCTGATCCTCGCGGGCACGAAGACCTCGGACGGCGTGGTGCTGTAGCGCAGCACGTAGGTCTTCCGGCGCTTGCAGATCACCAGGCTGTCGAAGTTGGAGACCGCACCCATCAGGCGATCGCCGTCGCCAGGCTCGATGTCGAGGAAGTTGGCCTCCGGCCAGTATTCCGCTTCGAACGGCTCGCTCCACATCATGCGATTGGGTCGCCCGCAGATCGTGTAGAGCTTGCCAGTGACGTCCGTGCCTTCGTAGTTCTCCGTCAGCTTCAGCTGCCCGAACGGCGGCGACAGACCAACTGGCGGAGGCATCACGCACGCGATCTCGTAGGCGCGGCAGTCACCCTCTAGCTGGATGTATTGGCCCTCGAGGCAGCGCGTCCACTGCACGTCGAAGTCACCAACGATGATGTCGCTACCAGTTACCGCGCTGACCGTGCCGGCCGGCGACAGGTCCGGGATGTTGCCCATGCCGAAGAGCCGGTTCGCGAAGTCGACCACGATCGGAACGCACGGCATCGGCGCGTTCAGCAGGCTCAGCCCATTGTTGGTGAAATCAAGATCGGCATCGGCGAGCACGTCGGTAAAGGTGCTAGTGGTGTCTGGGTCGAAGCAACCCACCTTGGCGAGCACTGGGTAGGCGCCATCGAGCACGGTGCGGTAGAGGCAGATCTCGCAGATCTGGGGGTCTCCTGGGATTCGCACATTGGTGAAGTTGAGTGTGACCTCAGCAGCTGGCGAAGCGCCGCTCGTGTCGACGACGATATCTGCGTCATTCGGATTGCTCTCCTTGCCCGTGCAGCAGTTGCGGAAGGTGTAGCGGTAGACGTAAGTCCCGATGCCGAGGCCGCCATCTGGCGAGCTCGCTGTGTCGTGCACCACCGATGTCGGCAGCGTTTCGTCACAGAACGGAGCCTGCATTCCGGCGTCCTCGATCGCCTCGTGCACCGGGTCGAACTTCTGCGGCACCGTGTCGCCGTTGGTGATCACCAACACGCCAGGGTCACCAAGGCCAGCGGCCGTGCTCGCGCACCCCTCAGGGTCGAAAGCCGCGGTTTCGAAGATGCTGCCGATCTCCGGTTCTTCGCTCGCCGGCACGTTCAGCACGTAGATCAGCTCAGCGGTGCCGATCAGGTCGTCGGTGCCGACGCCGGTGCCAACCACGATGCCCCAGATGAGCTTCCTCACTCCAGCCAGGTTGATCGGATCAGGCGAGAAAGCCGAGGTGTAGAGAGTCTTGGTGCCGGCGGTGGCTGACGGAGTGGAGGTCAGCTGCGGGCTGATGCCGACCAGTGTGGTTGAGGTGCCAGAGAGCCCGATGATGTTGCTCTCGAGGTTGGCGTCCATGTGCAGACGAGTCGTCGTCTGCGTGACCGTGCTGATGTGGTCGTGCGCCAGGAACAGGCGCCGATCGAGGATGCGATCGTCTGGGAACGACTGATACCAGGTCGGATCGAACGGCGGGCAGGCCGGCGAGCCGTAGAGCGTCGGTGTCGAGTCGACCCGATACTGGTTGCCGCCGTCGTGGTGGCACTCCGTCTTCGAGTAGCCACTCTGGATGATCTCGAACCAGGTCGCCGGCTCGCTGATCGCGCCAGCATTTTGGTTGTCGTAGAGCACACAGTGGTCTGCGCCATCGACCAGGAAGCTCTTCACGTCGGCTGACCGGCAGAGCATCACGTCGCCAGAGGCCCTGCCTGCAGCGTTGTCCGAGAACTCTTCCTCGTAGAGCAGGTTGAAGGCGTTCGGTGAGTAGCTCGTGAGATTGTGGAGTCCAACCCTGAACGTGCGCGTCGCGTTGTTCGCCCAGAAGCAGTAGGACAGCATGTTCACCGAAGTGATGTTGTCCCAGTTAGCGGCGATGTAGCGGAAGAGCCTGCCGCGGTAGAGCTGTGGGTAGGCGGTCGCCATCACGCTGTCGTTGATGTAGCCGACGGTCGCCGGCACCAAGGTCACCGACTTGTTGTTCACACCAGGCGCCTGCACGATCGACACGCCAACGTCAGCAAAGGTGGCGATGTCCTGCGTCGAGGCTCCCCAGTTCGTGTCCGTCCTCTCCACCACCATGCGGAAGCCAAGGTAGGCATTCGCCGCCACCTGGCTGTCCCAGTAGGCGAAGAAGTCGGCGGAGTCAGCAAGGAAGCGATCGAACTCGACCATCAGCGTCACCGCTGGGCCGTCGATCATGTTGTCGTTCTGCGGGACGTTCGCGACAGTCGTGCTACCGGCCTTCGTGAAGACGTGATCCACGTCTGGCGGCGTGTTGGTGAAAACAGCGCCGCTGCCGACAGTCCTGACTAATTGACTCGGCGCCAGGGTGAACGGCTGCGGGACGATCGCCGAGCTGCTGCTCGACATTGCCGCAACTCTGAGTCTGCACTTCGCGTGGATCGCGACGTTGCGCACCGAGCAGTAGAAGACGACCTTGCGCACCTCGCTGTAGCGCGCGGTGGCGATCGGGATGACCGAGGAAACGATGCCGAAGGCGTATGGGGTGCCGGTCAGCGAGGTGAGCGTGGCTGCGTTCGTTGCCGGCGTGTTGCTCGCCGACATGAACGCATGCTCGAACATCTTCGGGAAGCGGAGGCCGAGGACGGTCATCAGACTGCTCCGCCAGAGACGACGAGGATCGAAGCGTTCGCGTTGCAGCCGATCGCCGAGATCTGACCAAGGTCAGCATCTTCGATCGAGCTCAACGACGACGGTGAGAACTCCTGCAGAGAGCCTCCGGTCGGAACCACGCTGATCTTCGGAATGAATGTCGCCGTGGACCCGAAGGTCTTCGTGTAGGTGAGAGTCAGGAAGCCGCTCGGATTGACCACCGACCCAGAGACGACGATCTGTCCGAGCAGCGATCGCGTCCTCGAGGCGTTGATCTTGTAGAGCTTGGCGACGTAGGCGCCGCCGGCAGCGAACTGCAGGTCGGCCTGCAGGTAGGCCCCGGTCAACAGGTCGTTGTTGCCCTTGATCGCGATGCTGACGACCTGCGTCGTCGTGAGCGCCGCGGTGAACGCATACTCGATCTGCACCTGGTAGGACTGCGACGCCGCGGCCTTGAACCAGCGAAGGTAGCTCGCCGCGTCGAACGGCGCCGTCGAGGTGCCGACCGACCGCAGCAGCGAGCCGGCCACCGCCTCGTAGAGCTCGGTGTTCCGCCAGTCGAGCGTGCTGATGCCGGCCACGTCGTCGAAGCTGTCGGAAGGGTAGCTGTCGTCCACGGTGAAGGTGGGGATGACGAACGGCTGCCTGATGGCGATCCCGTCGTCGCTGGCCACCAGCAGCCACTCCCGGCCACACCCATCCGTGTAGGGGAAGAGGCCGCAGACCACGGTGCCGAAGCGTTCGTTCAGTCCGCGAACGAAGCCCTTGCGCTTGCTGAGCTCGTCAGCACGGTTGATCGTGCAGTTACTCGAGTTCTTGTTGAGGTTGCCGCGGCCGTCATCGAGCTTGCCACCCTTCTCGTTGGTGCCAGGCCACGGCTGGCCAGCCTGACGAAGCGGGAACGCTTGCCATTTGGTCACTTGAGCCACCCCCAAGTGATCCGCTTGCAGATGTTGTAGATGCTAGTGATGGAGTTCATGCCGAAGGCTTCAGCCAACTCCTTGTAGGTCTCTCCAGCTTCCTTGCGCCGCCGAATCTCTCGAACCTGTTCGGCAGTGAGCTTCTGCCAGTGAGCATGCTCATCGAGGAACATCTGCTGCTGGTTCTCTTTCCTAGTTCCCCACTTGAGGTTGGAGAGCCTGTTGTTGGTCGGATCAGCATCCAGGTGCATTGCCACTTGGTTCTTGCCTGGTGGACCAACGAAGGCGAGTAGCACAAGGAGGTGAATCTTGCAGTCGATGCGCTTTCCATCGCGCTGAAAACCAACGGTGAATCTCCCGCCGGCCAACCACGGCTTGAGCACTGTTCCAGTCTCGGAATGTTGGACTCGACCATCGTCGTGGATCAGGTAGTTGGAACCAGAGATCGATTTGCTTGCCATGTCGGCATGCAACCATGATCATCTCCACTTGTCAACAGCATCACAGTAAACCTTCGAACTGCTGGTAGCGCAGCAGCGGCACCGAGATGCCAACAGGGCCGAGGTCGGCTGCGGAACGGACCACCTCCGGCGCGTTGCTGTTGCCGCGGAACTGCTCGCGGATCAGGTCACGCAGCTTGCCTTCGAACACCTGCTGCGTCGCCGCGGTGTTGTCGGCATCGGTGTCGAGCACCATCGCGTGCGCGGCGGCGCCCCAGATCAGCACGTCGATGTGCTCCTGCGGGATGTAGGGGATCTGCCTGTCGGTCTTCGTCGGTCGGAGACGCTTGGCGTAATACTCGACCTGCATGTAGGCGTCGGCGACCAACGAGGTCTCGATCTGCACGGCTGGGACCATGCCTGTTGCCGTCAGCACGGTCGGCGTCGGGTAGACCAGGATCTCCTGGCGATTGTTCACCGACTCGCCCTTGAGCATGTAGATGCGCGGCGGACCGCCGGCACCACTCACCGAGCCATACCGCTTCCTGAACTCCCACATCGGGATCTGCTTCAGTGGCGGACCGCTGTAGTTGCCCGGCCTGATCAGGTTGACCATGCCGCAGTCGTCAGGCAGCTCGTAGTTGGCAACTCCATTGATGAAGTAGATCGACTGTTCACGCCAGAGCCACTGCCAGAAGCCGGTCTTCCTGATGATGTGCGCCTCGGCGTCGAGAACGAACTGCAGGTAGACAGCGAGCTTGGTCTGGCCAGCCGTGGTCTTGTTGTATTTGGCGTCGCCGTTCTTCTCGACCAGAGTCACGACGCGGTTCACCACCTCGTCGTAGGTGAAGAAGTTGTCGGGCGAGAGAACAACCGGCTTGGTGAACTCCTTGACCGTCTGCGTCGCGAACAGCGTGCAGCGCATCAGCGGCTCGCCGATCAGCGCGTATGGACTGGCGCCAACAGGTTGCGAGTCGTCCGTGGCCGACAGGAACTCGAAGCCAGGACGGCCGACCACAGACCACAATGGGTCGCGCTTGTCGGTGTAGGTGAGTGCCGGCTGGTTCAGGTGGCGGTCGTTGATGAACGCCTCGAGGATGACCTCGGCCTCGCCGCGGCGGATGCGAAGGCGCATGTCCTGCCAGAAGCCCTGGTAGGGGATGTCGCCAGTGACCGGCTCCGTGAGCGACTGCGCCGCCAACCACACCGGATCGACGTTGAGATCTGGCGCCTGCAGCGTGTAGCTCGCAAGCACTGTGGCGCCGTCCGGCTCGCTCGATGAAGGCCGGTTGAGCCCAGGAGCTCGGCGCAGCGGCTGGAACTTGATGATCTTGAGGATCGGCGCGCTGTTGTCGATCGGGCACGTCACCCGCAGCCCATAGCCCTGGTCGTAGCAGTAGGGATCCTCGTCCGCACCAAGGTCGACGATCAACGGATCCTTGCTCATCCTGGCCAGGATCGAGAAGGCTGGATCGGTGTCGACCGACAACGGCGCTCCTCCTGTCGGAGGATTCAGGTCGCGGGCCCAGACCGCGCGCAGCACCTGGTCTGGCGAGTCCATGTCCTCGGAGACCACCAGCACCTGCGTCTTCACCGACGTGGGATCGAAGGTCTCTGGCGAGTTGCCGGACAGGCCGACCGGGATCACGGCCTCACTCGAGATAGAGACCATGCCGCATGGGATCAGGTAGTCGCTGCCGATCGGTCCATCGACGCGATCGAAGTCGTCCTGGAATGTAGAGCTCATCAGCTCACCTTGAAGTCGCTGTGCTTGGCGACGTTCTTCGGATCGTTCCAGTATTGGTCATCGCCGGTCTCCTTCTTCTTGCCGTGGAAGAGCTCGGCCGGGATCGAGTGCGTGTGCTTGAACGACGATCGCTTGTTACCGTCGTTGGCGAGCTGCTTCCTGCGCTCGTGGATGTGCTCGCCGTAGGCGGCTTCCTTGCGCCGAGCGGCAGCCTTCGTGCTGGCCCCGTAGATGCGCTTGCTGTCCTTCACCTTGTTCGCGTTGCGTGAGCTCGATGGCGTCTGGATCGTCTTCCAGTCAGCGAGGAAGTCACGATCGGCAAGGTGACCATTCGGGCATGGTTGCGGCGTGTCGCATTGGGACGCTGGACGGATGAGCGTGTCCGACCAACCGCACGACTTGCAAGTGTAGGTGTAGAGCATCAGGGTCTCGCGATCACTCGCACACGGCGAGGGTCAGTGCACTTCCGTCAACCGCCTTTCGAAGTGAGATACTTCATCTCCTTCCGGCCGCAGCCCTGGCAAGTCATGGTGACGGCCTTGCCGTCGCGATTCGCGACGACAAGGCCACCGCAGAGTCGACAGAGACGCTGCACGGACTACGGGCAGCCGGCGACGCCCTCGCACAGGCCGAAGATGAAGCCGATGGCGTTGGGGGCCAGGAACTCCTGGGTGCCTTCCCATTCGATCATGCCCTTGGTCGAGGAGCCGACCTTGGCGAGCTCGACGGCGAGCACCGGGCGCAGCACGGCGATGCGGATCTTGTTGGCCTCGGCCATCGAGATCACGTCGTTGGACTGGTAGCGGTGCAGGTAGATCTTCTGCGTGCCGAAGTCGGACTGGTAGAAGTCGACCGTGTTGATCACCGTGCGCTCGGCGACGTTGATGTTGTAGCGGACCTGGCTGTTCGGGTTCAGCACCAGGTTCGACAGGCTCCGCTTCTGCGGCGCGTTCACCCAGATGGTGTCGGTCATCGCGCCCTTGTTCCACATCGCCTCGAGCTGCTCGTTGAGGATGCACTCGGTGATGCAGTTCGTCGGCGAGTTGCCGGTGACGTGAGTGACGGTGCCCATTTCCTCTTCGGAGAGGCCGAGGGTCGTCACGCAGGTCGGATCGTTGGCCGCCGCAAAGGCGTAGAAGCCGTCCATCTTGCGCGGCAGCACGCCGACGTGGTTGCCCTGAGCCGTCTGGAACTGACGGATCGAATGCACGAGCGCGAACTCGATGAAGCGGGCGAGCTCCATCGACGCCTTGCGCAGCTGGTAGACGTATTCGTCGCGGATGCCCGCGGTGTTCACGTCACGCTGGGTGTCGGACACATCGAAGGTCCGGCGGATGATGTGCGTCAGATTGCACAGGCGCTTGCGCGGGACAAGCGGTTCGAAGGTCGCGTCCGAGCCTTCCGCGACGGCCTGCACGTCGGCATTGCCAACGTCCGGGTCGCCGAAGTCGGCGAGGATGTCCACCAACCACTCGTGCGTGGTGTTGGAGGCTGGAACCTTCTCGAGCCCGGACAGCATGAGCGTGTCCATGGGCGAGATGTTGGTGATGATCTCGAGGAGATCCTCACGGTTGCCACGCTCGATATCGAACGTGGACAGAATCGAAGTGTCACCGATGAAGGAGGTCATTTGGGTCAGGTCTGCGGTCGTGGTTGACCGAGATCCAACCCAGCGCGCTACCGCTGATAGCTCGGCGGCCCCTTCGGGAGTCTTGCGGCGAGCTTGCTCTTGATCAGCGCGTCCATGGCGCGACCGGCGTTTCGCCGATCCACCGTGTTCGTGCTACGAGCCAACTCGAACGCTCGCTGCCTGTCGATCTCGACCTCTTGTTCAGGGGTCAACTGCTTCGGATCAGGCTGCGGGACATACCTTGGAGCAACGTTGCCAGGAGACGGCATCGCGATGGGTGGGATCGCGGGCGCACGGTCCTGACTCGGGATGAGCTCCTCCGGCTCCGCGACGGCGCGGAACGCCTGCTCGATGCTGCAGTTTGGGTTCTTCTCGCGGAAGATCTCGATCAGCTCAAGATGCGTGTCCAGGCGGAAGCCCGGATACTTGGAAGCCAGTCGCGAGAGATCGTCCTGAGCGGCACGGTCTCGCACTGTCTTCAGCATCGGGTCGATCCGCTGCAAGAGACGAGACTCGATCCCGGCAACCAGCTCGGTCATGCGCGCGTCCTGCATCACTGCAGCGCGCGTCTCGGGATCGAGTGATTCCAGGTTCTGTCCGATCACCTTCTTGTAGCCCTCCTCGACCGACTGCAGGCGAGCCTGCAGCTGGGCGTGGGACTCTTCGAGTTGTCGGCTTCTCGTCTCTGCTTGTTGCAGGGCTTGCTCTCGCTGTCGCAGAGTCGCGGTCAGTTCACTGAAGCGTCGTTGTGCGTTCGGAGAAACGTCCTGAGCTGGCGGCTCTGCGTTCGGCTGCTGGGGTGGTTGCCCTTGTGGCTGTCCGTTCTGCGCTGCCGGCTGGGTCGGCACGGGCTGTTGAGGATTCATGCGCGCCGCTGCTGCAGCGCGCTGAGCCTCAATCTGCTGACGTGCGTAGGAACCTTCCGGGGGCAGTGGACGAGCCGGCTGACCATCAGCATCGACCGGCACACTCCTGGGCTGCAGTGGATTGCCTTGGCGATCCTTCATGCTTGCCTTCAGAGCGAGTGCCGCCTGGTCGGAGCGTGCTGAGAATTGACTGGGTTGGTTTGTGGTCATCGAACTTTCGCGGCGCACGACTCCCGCAGCTTCAGTGCCAAAGCCTCGGTCACGACTCCGAGCATCAGTGGTCTCTCGAATGACCCATCGGGAGAACCGGGACCGCACTAGGGTTTAGGGCCTCGGTGGTGCGGCGAACTGGCCCGATCTCATCAGCCGTGGGTGCCAGCGGGCGTGTCGCTCGATCCGCCGTTGCCGGTCTCGTAACCGACAACGTGCTCGTCTGCGCTCGCTCCGTCGACATCCTGGTAGTCGTAGGCAGGACCGCCCGCTGCGTTGTGCGGGCTCCGCGTCTTGCTGTTCATCGCTTCCATGGTGGCTGCGTGCCCCATGCCGCGATTCAGTGGGGTTGCCATGTCGCCGGCCTTGGACTGTGCCGCGCCGACGCCTTCGTTTGTTGCGTGTCCGGTCATTTGGGTTCCTTGGGTGCCGGGGGAATCCGGCGCTCGATCTGGTGCTTGGCATCCTCTGCTCCGGCGAGAGCTTCTGCAAGACTCTGCCGAGTGCTGTTGGTCCGGCCGACCACATTGATCACGGCCTCGATCTCCTGCACACGCCCGGTCAGGATGTTCGCTTCCCTGTCCGTCTTGGCGGCAAACAGCTCGCGCATCCGGCTTTGGCGCATGTCTCCAAGCGCCTGCACGAACTGCTTGAAACCGACGCTGGACGCCATCTGCAGCACGCCATCAGCCATCTCGATGGCGGCCTTCAGGGTGGCGATGCGGCGATCGCACGACTCGATGACTTCCTTCTCCTGCTCCCGAACATCTCGGAAAGCAGTCAGTTCTGGCGGAGGGGCTGAGAAGTCGAGTTGCGTCACATGGCGCCGGGGTTGGGTGCGCCGGCCATGGCCGGGCTCTTCACGTCAGCCGACGGCCCCTGTCGATCGAACTCGTTGGTTCGAACCTTGGGACTCGTCGGTTGCTGGTCGGGCGTGCCGGCACCTTCCGGCGCCACGCCGTTGTCGGTCCCCAACTCGTCGGTCATGCCACCGCCAGCGTCGACACCGGCGCCGACGAGATTCTGCAGCGTCGCCTGTTGCTGCATCATCATCATCATCTGTTCCTGGGCCTCGGCCAACCTGGCGAGCTTCCTCATGTGGTCGGCAATGTGTGCACGCGCCATTGCAGCGGTCGCCGGATCCGAATCCTGCAGGAACTGGAACCGCTCGCTCTTCAGCTCCTCGCTGTGCGCCAGCCAGTGACGGTAGTCGTTGTCGTCCGCGCGACGCGGCGGAACGTTGCCGTGATACCAGAGCTCGTGCTCCTCGAGAGCGGTGAGCAGGCGAGACTCGTCCGGCGATCGCTGAATGAACTCGTCGGTGTTCCTGATGTCGAAGCCGGTCTCCAAGATGTAGGCCATCAGCCGCGGCATGTTCACGGCCTTCGGCCCATACTGCTGGTTGATGATCGGCGCGCGATCGAGAATGTTGACGAGCTGCTGCACCTGCGTCTGCTTCGTCATCAGCTTGAAGCCGGACAGCGGTTGGCAAATGAAGCGACCGATGATGTCCTCGGGGCGAACCATGAAGCGATCTCGGTAGCTCATCCCCATCGGTCCGATCTGCCTGATCACTCTCGCCATCGACATGAACTGCATGTTGTTCCAGCAGATCATGTCCAGCATCGGCACGGTGACCTCCGTGTCGTAGTTGTTGATCGGACCACTGAGGCGCATGTTCGCCTCGTTGAGGTCGTTGTTGCTCTGCGTCGCCGTCTTGCCTGATCCACCGAGTGGATCGGTCGCGCCAAGGACTGGCGCGGTGACGCCAGTGACCTCACGCATCTCGACCTCGAGCACGTTTTCAGCACGCAGCACGGTGTCGCTCACCTGATTGAACTGCACCGGCATCACCGCCTCGTTCGGGTTGCCGGGCACACGGATGATCAGGCCGGGTTGCGCAAGCAGCTGGCCAGCGGCGATGTTGGCTTGGTCTGAGACCACCATCATCGGGTTGCCTTCGAGCTGCGTGGCCGCCATCAGCAGCTGACGCTTCGTGTCCTTCTCCACTGAGAGCCGCGCGATCGGCTCGATCACACCCATGCCGAACAACTCGCCCTCGAGCTCGATCGGCCGCCAGACCTGATACGGCTTCTTGCCGTGCCAGAATGGGTTCTGCGTCACGCGCGGGATCAGCGACAAGCCGTTCGGATCCAGCATCACCACGTTGCAGATGCGGGTGGTGTAGGAGCCGCCTTCGTCCTTGATCACCAGCGGGCCCCACCAGTCCACGCACTCGTAGTGCGGGATGTGGGGAGCCTGGGCGCCGTTGCGATTGTCGTAGACACCGTAGGCGTAGGCTTTGCGCTGCTTGAACGGATCCTCGTAGCTGAAGTCGTTGCTGCCTCCGTAGCTCTTCAGAGCTTCGAGACCGAGCCAGTGGCCCATCTCGATCATCTGCTTCACTCGGAAGTCTGGCCACATCGAGCGATCGAGGCACCACTCAGCTTCGTCGATCGACGATGCGCACGGCGAAGCTTGGAAGTCGAAGATGCTGATCGGCAGCACATCGTTGCCGTCGAAGAGCAGCTCCTTCCTCGTCGTCGCTTCCAGGTCGACCTTGGAGGCGCCGGGAATCGTCGGGTGCGGGACGCGACGAGCCACGCGATAGGAACGCTCGCCGATCTCTTGCTTCCAGTAGGTCTTCTGGATCGCGGTGCCGTAGATCAAGCCGTCGCGGATGAAGCGAGAAGCCTTCTGCTTGTAGTTGCAGACGCGCAGCTGGTCGTAGCTGAGCATCTCCTGGGCCGCGGCCGGAACGTCGTGCTCATCATCGACGCCGTAGAGCTTGAACCAGTTGTCGCTGCCGAACACCGTCCGCATGATCCGCGGGTGGATCGACTCGACGAGCTTGAACGGCGTCGGCGAGTGCAGCTGCATGCGGCCGTAGTTGAACTGGTTGATCGTCTCGCCGCGGTAGAGCCGGTAGAGGATCAGCCACTTGTTCCGCAGATACTGCATCGTCGCGAAGACGTCCTTCAGCGACGCCAGCACTGCCGCCTTCGCCTGTTCCAACACGAACGGATCTTCGGCCAGGTTTGGGAACCCGACCATCTCGTTGTAGAGCTTGCTGACCTTCTCGACGTTCCGGTTGTCCTGGTAGGTCTCGATCAGCGAGTGCGCGCCGAAGACTGGATCGGTCCCCTTGCGCTTGGCAGCCGCGCCCATGCCGCGGTTGGGCGTGGCATACGAATTGACCCGCGTCATCGGCGGGTTCGTGCCATTCCCGATCTGCATCCTGTCGGAAGCAACGGTCATGGATCAGTCCTTGTGCGAGAACTCTTCAGCGACCGACTGCGACGGGCACTGCCCCTTCGCCTTGCCCGGTGAGTGGGCGCACATCCCCATGAACCTCTGCTGCTTCGCACTCACCGCTGGGTTGGACCCCATCTTCGTGTAGGGGTCGATCTCGGTTGCCATCGTGTCGAACTGGTTCTTCTTCAGCGGCATGCTCGTTTCCCGACTCTGGTTCGTGTCCGCCATCGTCGGCAGCATGTGATCCGGCGCGTTCTTGGTTCGCATCGAAGTTCGCCTTCTGGAAGATGTCGTAGATCGGACCGCTGAAGCCGGGATCAAGCAACACCCGGCCTGGGTGCTGGGCTTCATACCATGCGCACCATGCCAAGGCTCTTTTTTGCTCGTAGAACGTGCTCTTCCGCGTCACCGGGTTGGTGTGCCCGAAGTGGTAGCCGACGCCGTTCTGCAGCGTGAAACCGACTGCGTAGATCGGGCTGCAACCCATCAGGTGAGCCAGCTGGATGGCGAAGCACAGGCTGTTGGCTCCCGGATGAAGAGGCTCGGCCGCGGAGTTCGGCAGGTAGGGTGGGTGCGTCGCAAACTCGATCGCCCCAGTCTTCGTGCGCTTGGCACCACCGATCGGCTTGATCTTGATCTCAGTGATCGCTCGCTGCCCCTGCCCAACCATCTTCATGCGTCGCGCGTGCGCTGTGCTGAAGACCCCGCCGCCGAAGATGTTCGACCCCGCAACTACAACCATGGAGTCGGGACATCGAGCGAGTTGAGATCCTTCGCACTTCCAGACCCCCGCGTCCACGACAAGCCAGATGCTGGGGACCACGACTCGGAGGGTCCAGTTGGTGCCGATGGAGAGCTCACCTCTTGCAGCGGCAAAGCCTGCGGACTCAACCAGCCCCCCAGCTCCCCCAAGCAAGAAGACTTTTCTGCCGGCAGCAGATCCATCAAGCCAGTTCGCACCAGGACTTCGGCCACGCGGTGCCGGTAGGTGTGCCGCCTGCCAATCTGGTTGGAGCATGCGTGTCCAATCTCCTCGGCTTCGCCATGGTGTTCAAGGTAGTAGAGCACGAGCGAGACGAAGTGTTCGACGCTGCTTGCTCGCGGTGCCATTGGGAACATGCGTCGGAGCTCTGACCTCGAGTCATCGCTGACGACCAGAGTCCCGCACGCTGCCATCTCGAAGAACCTCGGGTTGATGTGCGCCGCTGGAAGGTTCGCGTCGTTCCAGAAGCCGGTGCCATCCTCCGGCGGCATCTCTTTGCACAGCTGCAGACCTGTCGGAAGGGTCATGGTCGCGGGACGCCGCTCGACGCGATTGCGGAAGCACTCTCTCGTGATGCCTGGGCTCCTGTGCACATTGAGGCCGACGACACAGCTGGAGTAGTAGCGCGGATGCTGATCCCACGGGATCCAATCAGGGTTGCCCTTGGCGACGATCGAGTGCCGGCCAGCTCTCGGTCTCGGCCAGTAGCGAATCTCCGCACCACTCACCAGCTTCTCAACTGCGCGCAGGTATGGCTCGCGCGGCTTCAGCATCGGGTTGCCGAGGAAGAAGGCTGGCACCGTCCTGCTCGAGTAGTCGCGCAGCGTGAATAGCTCTGTGTCGACGCACGGCGGCAAGTAGAAGACTCCGCGCCTCTGCGTCTGTGACCGCGATTCGGCGTGCGCCTTCACGGTGCACGGATCCATCGTGAACACGAAATCAAAGCGCGGGCTGTAGCGCGCGGTCTCGCCCGTCTCGTAGGGCTCGTCGCAGAGGTAGACCGCGGTCGGGATGCCGCGGCGCTTGAACTGCGACAGGAACGACTCGTTGCCGGCTGCGCGTCCGTGGTGGCACCAGAGCAGGTCTGGACGCCACGCGATGATGTTCTCGGCCATCCCCCGCGACATCGTGCCGCCGCGCGTGCTGAGGTGACCGCCTCCGCCGCGGCGCAGCGGCGAGACATCGGTCACCAGCACTTCACAGCCCATGCTCTTGAAGCCTGCCAACCAACCCATGCGCCAGTCGTCGCTGTAGATCAGGCCGGCGTCGTCAGCGATCGCGACGCGCGGAGGCCCTGACCTACCGACCACACGGTTCACTTGGCCGGCTTGAGCAGCGTGAGCCTGACGGAAGGGATGGCCCACGAGCACAGGCCGAGACCGCGAAGCGCATGCTGCAGCGGGCTGCTGTAGTCGTCCTCGGCCAAGCCGAACTTGATCTGACCAAGAGCCGAAGCGACGAACGACCGCTGCACCATGAAGACGCGACCGGGAACGTCCTGTCGAGGATCCCAGCGATGCGGTGGCCGCGTGTTGCCAGCCATGTCGTCGAACGCGAAGGACATACCGCAGCTGGAGTCCTTGGTGAACGGCATCTGCATCTTGCCGAACCACTCCGGGTCGGTGAGCAGGCAATCGACCGGGATGCTGAGGATGTAGTCGGTCGTGGCGTTGGCAAGGTCGCGGTCGATCGCCTGGTTCACGCCTTCGGCTGACTGCATCAGCACCCAATCGGCGCCACGAATCGCGGACATCAACGACGTGACCCAGCCGACCTTCTCTTCGCTCAGCGCGCCGATCAGGGCGATGACCAGCCTGTGCTTGAGCGGAGTGTTCTTCTCGATCCAGTTCACAGCCGTGTCGAGGAGATCGACCTTCTCAGCTGGAACCGAGAGCAGGATGGTGAGGCGTGGAACCTCCTTCTTGAGATCTGGCCCCTTCCCTGGCAACAAAGGTTTGGTTGCACCGCCGGGAGCAGAAAATCGGTCTCTGTTTTCCATCGCGTATCGCCGCCTTGTGTGGGCCTGAAGGGATGACTACTTCTTTGCCGCAGCCGAAGCAATGCACCGTGACTGTTTCGTAGATCACAGCACCCAATCGCTTGCTTTCGATGCTCGCTTGATCGGCTGACCAGGAGACACTGGCTCAGTGAATGCCGGAAGGATGAGCTCGCGCTTCTTCGGCAGAGGAGCGACCGGGCTCGCGAGCTCGCCGCGGCGGTCCATCTCCTCCTCGGTGACGTGCTCGTTGACGACGGCTTCGCGGCCTGGCGCTCGCTTCACCTGACGTTCGTCGGCGGCCTTGTCCATTCGGAGCTGCTGAGCGTTGCGCGCCGGCATGCGGTAGTCAGAGCCGTGCTGGATCGGAAGCGCGTTGCCGACCGGACCAGGGGCACCGAGCTGTTCGATGCAGCGATGCACGAAGACCTCGACGCCATCCTGAGCCTGCTGCAGGAACGGAGCGTCCTCGCCGAACTCATTGATGAGCAGCTCGCGCACCATCTGGCCGGCTTCTACTGCGGGCCGAAGATGTCGCGATTTGACTGGTTGGAGGTTCCGCGGAAGAGGCTTCCCGGTGCGGAATCGCTGTTCTTGCTGCCCCACAGATCATGCTCCTTGTTCTTGGTGAACTCGCGCGCTGGATACTTGGCTTCGGGGTTATAGCGCCCGTCGACCGTCGGTGGTGTGAATCGCTTCACCTCGAGTGGTGTCCACCCAGGCGGCGGCCCAGGGAAGTAGAACTTGCCCGAGTCGTCCACCTTGTCGAGGTCGCTGATCGCGTCTGGGATGTCGTCGTTCGCGCTGAACGGCCACTCGGTCATCTCGTCGAGCATCGGCTTCCACTTCGTGGCGAACTGCTGACGCACGAACTCGGTGAAGTAGATGTTGCCACCGCGGAAGCGCGGCTCGATCGACTCGATCCTGATGTCCTTGATCTCCTGGTTGCGCCCAGCGATCTCGATGAAGCGCGGCCGGATGAAGGTCTGTCGACGCACCTCCTCGAACAGCGACATGAGGAGTTCCTTGTGCGTCGTCTTCTCGACGCCGACGCCCTTCACGTTGAGCGGCTGGAACCTGGTCCACAAGTCACACACGATCCGGCAGGAATCCGAAGGCCGCCAGCGACCGATGTAGAGGTCGCGCACGTAGGCGGTGCGGTTGCAGTCTAGACTCACCACCCAGAAGCAGCAGCGGTCCGACTTGGACTTCGACTTCTTCTCGTCGGCTGTGAACGCGAAGTCCGTGAGCACGTAGGTCCACACAGAACCGGGCACGTCCTGATCGCGGATGACGTGGAAGTAGTCCTCGTGGAAGATCTGGTCGTCGCCGGTCTGCGGCTTGTTCTCGTAGAAGCACGCGAACAGGCGCGGCACCTGCTTCACCTTGCGGTCGGCGATGAACGCGCGCGTTAGCCTCTTCGGGAAGAAGAGCGTCGTCGGATCCTTGCCTCGCGGATCCACCAGCGGCTCGCACCATGCGTGCTTGCTGATCTCGAAGGTCGCGGCGATCGCCGGATCCTTGATGATGCGACAGTAGATGTCGTTGTAGTGGTGGAGCGTGCCGATGACGAAGAGCTTGGTGCCGGGGTCGAGCTGCGACTGCACCTCGGAGAACCACGACCACAGTGAGTCGATCGACTCCGGCGTCTTGGTGTTCTCCTGCGAGCAAACGTCGTCCATGAGAACAACGTCCCAGTGCGCGCCGGTCTGCACTTCGCCGACGCCCGACGAGGCCAGCGTCGGATCCTTGATGCCCTGCCGAGTGCGCAGCGCCGAGTAGAAGACGCCGGAAGCCTCCTTCCACTTGTCGCCGCGGTGCACGCCGAACCGATCGCGGAACCACTGGCTGTCCACGATCTTCATCACTTCGGCGGCGAACTTCTGCGCCTGACGCGCGGTCTCCGAACAGATCAGGATGCGGATGTTAGGATCACGCGCGATCAGCCACGCCGCCTGGCCGATCGTGAACACCTGGCTCTTGAAGGAGCCGCGCGGCCAGAGCGCCATCTTCGACTTGAAGTTGGTGATCTCCTGGTTGTCCGGGTCCGGGTCGCCCTGCCAGGTGACGAGCGACTGCGCGTAGCGACCGTGCGGCTGCCACTCAGCGTCCGGCGCCGCGCCGCTGTCGCGCACGAAGTCGAGGAAGCCCTCGTCCGAGGTGTAGTAGTCGCGCTCCCGGCTCAACCGCTCGGTGCGAAGCTGCTCCAGCGTTAGGGTCGACTCTTCCATCACCACTTGATCATGTGCCCACCGACGTGATGCTCCTTGGCCATGACCAAGTGACCAGCCTGCAGACACTCCTCGGAGCAGAACAGCGTGGCGTAGCCGAGCCACTTCTCCTCGTCGCAGAAGGCCGCCGAGTCCACCGGCATCTCGTTGCTGCAGTGCGGGCACTTGCCTGGTCTCGAAGGAACGCCGATGCCGAGGAACTTGGTCTTGTGTGCGATCACGGTCACTTGGTCTCTCCTTCGCCTTCGAGTTTCAGGCCCTTGACGGTATCGATCATCACGAAGTCGGCCTGCTTGATCTCTTCGATGCGCTTCTTCTTCTTCAGCTCGAGCTGCACCATCGCCTCGACCTCGGCCTTCTGCTGCTCGCCGAAGTTGACGTTGTGCGTCACCTCGACGCGGCGCACCGCGCTGTCGACGATGCCGAGCGACTGGAGCAGGCCTACCATCTCCTTGGTCACCCTAAAGTAGGCGGCCCACTCCTCCTGCTCGATCAAGCCCTGCTGCGCTCGCTCGTAGGCGAGTTGGATGTGACCGGCAAGGGTGTTGAGCCGGATCTGACTCACCTGCGCGCCGATGTTGTCGGCATGCTCGTTGAACAGCCGCGCCACCTCGAGCGGGTCCATCTGCAGCTCGTGGCCGATGACCTCGCTGCGGTAGCCCTGCTCGCGCAGCGTGACGATCAGCGCGACCTGTTGCGGCCGCAGCAGCGTCGTGAACCACTTGGCTCGCTCCGGCCGCTGCGTGATCTGGAGCTCGGTCCACATCCGCCGACCGAGGTCACGCATGGTGATCGTCGGCGTGAACCCATCCTTGTCCTTAGCTGGCGGAGAGGCGAGCGCGCCGCTGTCAGAGACGAGCTCGACCAGCTGCTGGAACGAGAGACCGACCGCGGCCGCCGCTTGCTCGAGCTTGTCCTTGGCCTTCGGGTCGAGGATCTGCGTGTCGACCTTTTTGGCCATAGCTCACGGCTTCACCGGCGTCACTGCTTCGCTCGTCTCCGTGGCGATGCCGAAGTTCGCGCGCATGCGCACATCCTCGAGGCGCGTCAGCGCCAACGAGAGACCGCGGCCTTCTGGCACCGTGTCGCGGAGCAGCTTCGCCAGCGTGAAGCAAGCTTCGTTCACCGCGGCGAACCGCGGCAGCGTGTCCGCGGTCGGCGGGTGGTAGAAGAACCTGTTGCGCAGCTCGGCGTCCGTTGGCTTGCGGACGAGCAGCGGCCGGTCCTTGATCTCGATGATCGAACCAGGTGGCAGATCGGATGGTGCAGTCATCGGCTTCTCCCCATCATTATCGGTCCAACGCCTTGGACCGGCGACTCAGCGCGGATCATGTCGAGCACGCTCTGCAGTTCGCTGGTCAGCTCCGCCACCCCACCCACACTGCCTTCGGCCAGCGTGTCGTCGATCACCGCGCCGAGGCACTGCGCGCGCTCCATGAGCCACATGCTGCGAGGCGTGACCGCTTGGCGGCCACGCTTCTTGTCGTGCATCGCGTCGAAGGGGTGTTGTGCATCCATGGTGTCGATGATCGCGGACAGAACGTCGTAGAGCAGGAGCGGGTTGGGCTTCAGCTTGTCGGCGGCGATGATGTCATCGACCACCGACACGGCAGGCTACTCCTTCGGCGGCCCACTGACCTGCGCGCGCGGCTTCCACTCGACCTTGATCTGCGGCTTCTCCTCGAGCGCGATGCGCGCCATGTGCACGGCCTTGCTGATCATCAGCTGCAGGCCGACGAACCGATGGCCCTCAGCGCGCAGGAACTTCTGCGCTGCGTGCGTGGAGTCGAATCCGCCGACGCCGGGCGCCGGGATCAGCGTCCCCTTCGCGTGCGCCGGGTCTTCGCTGATGACGTAGATCCTAAAGTCGCCGCCATCGTCGCCAGGGAACAGCCGGTAGCGCCGCTGCTTCTTCGCGCGCTTGCCTTTCGGAGTTGGTGTAGCGTCGGTGGGGGTCGAGAGAGCTTGCGTTTCACTCATGGTTGCCACTCGTAGCGGGTGGCAGCTACGGTTGCAACCGCTTCCTCACGTTTGTGTTCTCTTCCGCCCACTTCTCGGCCTCGTTGTAGGCGTTGGTGACCTTGGATGCGTTCTCGCGACTCCACTTGAGCCATTCGTGAGTCCATGGGGCCGGCGCACCTAGCTCAGTAAGCAACTCCTCCAGTCGCATCTGCCTCCGCTCGCTGAAACTGAGGCTGATCTCGTTCTTTTCGTTGGGCTTCACTGTCCACCAGCCAGTGGATGCTCCCACTTTCCAATGTCCGGGTTGCGCTTCAGGAACGACATCACCTCGTCGTGTGTCGGTTCCCGCTGCAACTTCTGGATCAGCATCTTCGACGCCACTGAGAACTGATGCGCGGTAGGCACATACCGCTTCCGACCCTGCGGCAGCGTCGCCGGCATGAACTCGTTGAGGTCTCTCAGGTTGACCGAGCCCTTCTCGAGCAACCGCTTGAAAGTCCACGCCAAGAACTCAGCCACCTTCGACTGGGTTGGCGACCAAAGGGTGAACCCGACGCCGCGATCGAAGTCCATCTTCAGCCGTGCCACCACGGAATCGAAGGCTTCAAGGGCCTGGTCGGACAGAGTGATGCCTGATCGTGCCATGCGCTGCCAAATACAGTTTCCGAATGCGCGTGTCAACTGCCGTTTTCGAAAAGGACGGCATCAAACCACACTGCAGTGAATGGTTTGTAGGAAGTAGATTACATAGGTTTGCACTGCAGCACACACATGGGCCCCCTTACAGGAGGAGGAGGAGGAGGAAAGAATCAATCTATTTCTACTACTACTTCTATCTCACTGCTCTTCTGTTTTCTGTCGGCAATTTTTGCAGGATTTTTTCTGGTGCGCTCGTGTTTTCCGTGAGGACTATACGCGAGAGCGGACTTTGCACTTCCTGGCCGCGGGGCCGCGCCGCGGACGATCGGACCTCGCAAACTCGCAATGCTTGAATGCATAATCACTTATGACTGTTACGCTGCAACGTCAGGAATCTATTTCTACTTGAGTGGCAGATTAGGCCGCATTCTTGGTCGCCGTAAGATACCGACCGGTATCTCACCTGGTCCAGTGCGGGTATCGCACTAAACCACTATGCAATTGACGTTGCCACCGCAACCATGTAGAAGCTCAACAACATGCCAAGGCGATCTACGGACACAGACTGGTTGCCTCCTGGCTCAGTGTTGAAGCGCGTTGTATTCAGGGCTAAGACCCAATGCTGTTTCAAGCGCAACGACGAACCATGTGGCAACAGATGTAGCGCACGCATTGCATACATCGCCGTTGGCATGGTGCCGACGCGAGGCTATTGCTACGCCCACGCCTGGCAACACTTCACACAACTAGCCGAGCAAGCCGAGAAAGCTTGCGCTGGTGTCCCCCACATCATGGACGAATCCACGATCAAGTCTGCGAAGCCGCCAACAAAGTGGCTAATCTGAGGTAAGCTGACGCAGTGACTACCCGTCAACGCTTCCGCATGCTACTCTTCGTCGGTTGCGCGCTCGGCACACTGCTGAGCGTTGCAACGCTCTACTTTCACCGCTAGCTAGCCTCTAGAACGGCCACCAACACTGGCCAAGGAAAGAACATGGCACACGAAATCCGCTCAAGTGATCGTTTCGGCGAAGTGAGGGCTCAGGGCAAACGCGCTTGGCACGGCCTGGGCGTGGAGATTCCCGAAGGCATCGACTGCACAACCGCCTTCCCCATGATCGGGCTCGACTGGGCGACCGAGCTACTCCCCGTCAGGGCCGACAGGGTGACGCCGACTGGCGTCGAAACCATCAACCTGCCGGAGCACCGGGCGCACATTCGGAGCGACACTGGCCAAGTCCTGGGCCTTGTCTCCGATGGCTACAAGCCGATCGACAACCGCGACCTGGCGACCTTCGCTGACGCGGTGCTGGGCGAGGACCGCGCAGCGACGTGCGAAACCGCGGGCTCGCTGTTCGATGGCCGCAAAGTGTTCGCCTTGATCCGCCTCCCGGGCGACTTGCACGCTGCCCAGGGTGACGACCTTGCCCGCTACATCGCCATCACGAACGGCCACGGCGGGACCGCCGCCTTCGCGGCCTACCCGACCACGGTGCGCATCGTGTGCAACAACACGCTCCGCATGTCCGAGCAGTCGCTCAGTCAGGGCGCACGGTTCGTGCACACTGGCGACCTCAAGGGCAAGCTGGCTACCGCCCGTCTGGTCCTCGGGTTCGCCCACAAGGAACTCGAACGGTTGGACGAACAAATCAAGGCAATGGTCGCGGCGCGGCCGTCTGGTGCTGGCATCGCCTCATTCCTTGACCGTGCGTTCCGCGCGACGTTCGCCGCTCCGTCAGCTGACGACGTGGAAGCAACCGAGAAGTGGGAAGCAAAGCGCCGGGAGACGCAAAACCGCTGGGCTGAAATCTACTCCGCGGAATGCGACCGCACGCCCGCCATCGCTGGCAGTGTGTGGGCCGCGTTCAACGCGGTGACCGAGTGGCACGACCACGAACGTGGCCGCTTCGAAGACGTGGCCACAAGCGATGCGCGCGTGCACAGCAACCTCTTCGGCGTGTCGCACGTGGCGAAGTCTAAGACTCTCAAGCTGGCGCTTTCGTTGGTGTGACCATGATGTTCGCCAACCTTTCGCCCTCCGATCAACGCAAGTGCATCGAGCTAGCTAGTCGCTTGCTCGATTCGCTTGCGGACTTCCTTCGGCGCCTCGCGCAGCGCAAGGCGGTGCGCAAGTGATCCGCCACACTTGGCGACAAGTCCGCGTCTCGCTGGTGCGCGAGGGTGCACCGGCGCGATTCGATGGTCTGCTGGCGATGAGTAGCGGCGAGAACGCTGCCGGCTTGGCGCGAGCCGTGATCGGTGACGATCCACGCGAGCATTTCCTTGCCATCTATCTCGACACGAGACACAAGGCAATCGGCGTGCACGTGGTCAGCATCGGCACCGCTGACGTTTCACTTGTGCATCCGCGCGAGGTGTTCGGCCCTGCCTTGATTCTCCACGCGACCGCGATCGTCGTCGTGCACAACCATCCGTCTGGTGACCCATGCCCTTCCGCTGAGGACAAGCGCCTAACGGAAAGGCTGCGCGAGGCGGGCGTGTTGCTTGGTATCGAGCTGCTCGACCACGTGGTGTTGGGTAGCGCACGCTTCTTTTCCTTCGCTGACGAAGGCTACAAGGTGATGCCTTGAGCAAAACGCCAAAGCAACGGCTCAGTGATGTTGCGTTGATCCTCGCCAACGGTCTGCCTGGCGTTGATGGCGCATCGTTCAGCTGGGTTCTACTCACCGCAGCGCAACGGCTCGCGAGCTACGCAATCGACGCGAGTAGTGGCGACGCGAGCGCGGCGAAGGCTCTGACTCAACTAGCAACCAAGGTGACCGACTGGCGCAATGCGCTGGTCAAGGCGGTGAGCGAGTGAACGACTCAACATGCCAATGCGGTGCTCCCGCGGTGCACGGGCGCTACTGTCGCGCGTGCCTGGAGCTCGAGACCAAGGACCTGAGCAACGAAGAGCTGCAGGCGATGGAGATCATCTACAACAGCCTCGGGCATCGCATGAAGCGTGAGGACGCCGAGGTGAAGTTCGCCGAGGCTCGAGCACGACTCGAGCGCGACCAAGCCGCTGATCGAAGGAACTGGCCATGACCAACTACGACAATCCGCTAGAGCACAACTGGTTTCGCTGCACTGAGTGCAAGTGCGAAGTGCGCGACACACACCTTTCGTCCAAGGTCTTCGCCGCCACGAAGTGCGGCGACGTGATCTCTGGTCATTCGCCAGATGGGCAGGCAGCGAATCCGTGCAACCTTCGCATGATGTCGCGCTCAGAATTGCTGCGCTCGTTCGCAGAGAACGAAGAGATCATGGCTGGCAGACCGAGGACGCAGCCGAAGTGACACCCTACTGCGCGCACCGAAACTGCATGCGTGACGTGCCACCTGGGCGCACGCTGTGCCCGATGTGCGAGGACGCGCAAGTGCCAGACTTCGACGAGTGCGCGATGTGCCTGGTGCCGAGCCTCAAGTATCCTGAGTCGAAGCTGCCGCTGGGCATGCGGCAGGACGCGAGGCGAGTGAAACGCAAGACGGAGAACGAGAGTTGACACACCCCGCGCTCTGCGACCTTGGCGGGTTGCAACGTGGATTCCACGATGAGACGAAGTGTTCTGAGGTGAAGACTCGAAAACGCTGCGCAATAGTCTTGCGTTCTTTCTGAGGTTGCGCGGTAGCCGAGTCGCAGAATTGCTCGCTGTGTTGGCGAGCCGTTCGCAGCCCGTGAAGAAATCCCTTTGACCAACTGGGACTGGCCTTCACGGGCTGTTTTTTTTCCCAACGCACTTGACACTTCCACAACGCTCGTGTTGAGTTCCGCGCAGCTTGCGAGCTGACCTTGGTGCGGTTGCACTGAGCCCTGCGCGAGTTTGGATCCAAGCATGACCGAGCGCGTTGAAGTCGCCCTGCCTCACGCCGACACCGTGGAGCTCAGGGGCGGGCAGGCGAAGGGCCTCGACGCGGTGCACCGCACGGTCAGCGGGTGGCCGGGCTGGAAGCGGCTGCCTGGCTGGGCGAAGCTGCAGGACGGCTCGGCCTGCTCCCTCTACCGGGCTCGCCTGTGGCCCCACACCGTGGCGCCCCTGCTGCGGTCGACCTGGACCGTCCAATGCCACCCCTCCGACAGGGAGAAGCTGCAGGCGTGCGTAGCGGTCCTGACGGAGGTAGAGCGGGCGCTGGGGCGGCAGGAGCGGGTAGCCATTGCCCTCTTCGAAGGCGAACGGCTCACGAGCCGCGTGGCCATGCTGCACCAGTGGCAAGCCGTCAAGGCGCTCGAAGCGCACCACCACCAAGCCCTGCTGAACGACGACATGGGCCTGGGCAAGACAGCCACGGCGCTATGGTCGTGGTGGTGGACCGCAGGGAGGCGCTTGGTCGTCGTCTGCCCGAAGAGCGTGAAGCTCAACTGGCGAGCCGAGGTGGCCGTGACCCTGGCACCACCCGAGGCGCTGCCGTGCTTCGTCGTAGATGGGACGCCAACGGCTCGAGCAGACACCTTCGCTGCGCTGGCGCATCACCTCGACCAGAAGAAGAACCAGCGAGCCGTCCTCGTCATCAACTACGACAGCCTTCGATTGCTGCCAGTGCCGCAGCGAGCGTTGCTGCAGGCGTGGTGCGACGAGCAGGCCGTGATCCTCGACGAGTCGCACTACATCAAGAGCCACGACGCAGCGCGAACCGAAGCGGTGTTCGAACTGTTCAGCGAAGCGAAGTTCAGGCTCGCGCTGTCTGGCACTCCGGTGCGCAACACGATCGAGGATCTGTTCACGCAGTGCGAGTTCGTCAGACCTGGAAGTTGGACAAGCGTTCACGATTTCCGCAACCGATACCTGGTGATCGTGCCGACGACCTTCAACGGTCGCAAGCGGCCGGTCAACATCGTGCGTGGCACGAAGAACGTCGCCGAGCTGAACGCGGTGCTCAACACGATGCGAGTGGCGCGGAAGAAGGAAGACGTGCTCGACCTGCCGCCGAAGATCTACACCAAGCCGCTGATCGAGCTCGAGGACGCACATCTCTCTGTCTACAAGGCGATGAAGGAGTATGCGGTTGTCGAGCTGGCGAAGCTGATGCTCAGCGGTTTGCCTGGCTGCCCGAAGTGCGAAGGGAAAGGCAGCTACGAAGTCGACGACCCGAACGATCCACTCGCGCCCAGGGACATCGTGAGCTGCGAGTGCACCAACCGCACCACAACCATCTTCCAGCCCGCAGCACGGTCGACGGTCGAGGCCGCAATGCGCTGCGAGCAGATTGCTCAGGGGTTCCTCGGTGGGATCCCTGAGACCTATCTCAGCAAGCACGCTGCCTACTTGGTGAAGCACGCCGAGAAGGTCGACGGCATGCCTGGAGCATTGGTGTTCCCCGCATCACCCAAGCTGGTGTGGCTCTGCGACGCGATCGAGGAGATCACCGGCGCCGACCGACAGGTGGTGGTGTTCAGCCGCTTCAACGTGCCGTTGCTCTGGCTCGCCAAGAAGTATGAGGAGCTGGCAGTGCTGCTCGTCGGCTCAGTCGACACCTTCGACCGCCAACTGCTCCTCGACTCGTTCTTCCGCAAGGAGAAGCGCATCATGCTCTGCCAGGTGAAGCTGGCGGAGGGGTTCAACCTGACCAGCGCGAGCGACGTGCTGTTCCTCGGACGCGACTGGAGTCCCGCAATCAATGCTCAGGCTGAGGCTCGATGCCACCGCATCGGCAGCAAGGGCACGGTCAACGTGCAGATTCCGATCGTGCACAACACGATCGAGAAGATGATCGACAAGGCGTTGAGTGCGAAGGACGCCAACGCTGAGCAGGCACTTCGCAACGTGACGGTTCAACAACTCGTGGAGGCGCTGTGAGGCTCAGAATCGGTGATGTGGTGAGGGACAAGTTCAAGAGGCCGAAAGGTCTCGAGGACGAGTCAGTCTGTCGTGGCATCGTCATCGGGTGGAAGGGTGATCAAATCATCGTCCAGTGGGAAGTTGCCAACGCACAAGGCGAATACATTCGCACAGTCAACGAGCACATCTTGGAGAAGCTATGACCTTCGACCTCGCACAGAACAACCAGATGCTCGGCGCACTCTCGATCCTGCACTACCTGCACAACGCGAGCGGCATTCAGTTCGCCGAAGACATCTTTCCTGATGGAGTGAGGAGCTACAAGCAGGAGAAGGCGCTCGCCTTTGGTGAAGCTCCGACTCGAGCCATCGGCAACCTGGACTCGAGGAACCTGCAGAAGCTGCTGTTGCTCGCCATGGATCGGCATGGCGCTGCGGCTGAGGAACAGATGAGGAGCTGGAAGTCGTGATCACAACCATCCTCGTCGGCACGCTCTCGCTGTTCATGCTGATGCTCGCACTGCGCATCTTCCACCTGAGTCGCATCATCGACGACCTGGAGCTGCGAGTGCTCAGGGCGGAGAAGCGGCTGCAGCGACACGCAACCGGAGACTTTGGACCATGAGCTACACCGAAAGCATGACGACGCTCACCTGCACGAAGTGCGCGTCAGACTTCTCCATCACCAGCAAGTTCTGCCAAACCTGGAGAGAGGGCACAGACACCACTCTGTGGTGTCCATGCTGCAATCGCACCTTCCTCAACGTGCAGCGGCACATGGCGAGCAAGCATCCTGAGCTGAAGGATCGGCAGGGATGAGCTTCTACAAGCCCAAGGAAACCATGGAGCCACGCATCGAGAAGCCGATCTTCGGTGCCTACCCAGATCCAATTGGACCTGACGGTTGGAAGCGGATCGTGCAAGACCTCACCAACGCGAAGCACCACACCATGAAGCCCAACCCCACCGACCCGCATCACGTTCTTCTCTCGCTGATCACCGACCTGCACAGCACCAACCTGAGCAGGCAGAAGGAGCTGCTGGAGCTCAGGGACCAGAACCGGAAGCTGATGAGCGACAGCAACGGCTACCGCGAGCTCGGCGAGGATCGACTCAAGGTGCTTGCCCGGATCAGGCTGTTGAGGAGTGGGAGCAGGTGGTCAAACAAAGGAGACCTGCAGAAGCTGCTCAACGAGATCTGCGAGCTACACGATAACCGATGAGCGCCGTCAAGAAAGCTGCAGCCGAGGAGCGAGCTCGCTGCCTCTGGATCCTGGACACCATCCTCAGCGACCTGCGCAAACAGATAGGCAGGAAGGTTCTCGTCGAAAGCGAGATCCACCTGATCAAGGTCAAGGTCGCCATCGCCGAGGCGTTGGTGAGCAAGGCTCGGCGGCTGATCACGCTCGGCCTTGCGCCGAAGAAGAACGAGCCGACCTCGGTCGAGGACATCGTGCGAAAGGCTGCTGAAGAGGGCGACAACAATGAGAAGTGAACCTGAACTTCAATGGCTCATCGGAAAAGAGGTCTGGCAGAGACCGGCTAAAAAGTATCGACGCAAGGTCCACTTCCCCACAAGGGAGGCCTGCCTTCTGCGCCTCTCTACCGGAAGAGGTTGTGACCCATGGAAGCACAGGAATCGTGAGAGCTGGAATCCTCTTTGTTGCTGCGTTCAGCATCCGAGCTGGTTCGATCACTCGTGCTGGGTTCAGTTGGTCAATGAATGCCACAGTCCGCGCCTCGGTGTGATGATTCATCCCTACGACGGAGGACAACCAGACAAGGCACTACTCGACGGGATCAAGCTGGAACTTGGTCTCGGAGTCATCACTGAAGGACTCCCGTCGCTCTACGCATGGGAGTCGATACCAATCCTCTTCTACAGGCCGAGCGACTTCCATGGAGGGCAGGCAGCTATGGCGATTGATCTGCCGTGGAGAAGTAAGCCTGATTTCGCCATCGGCCGAGCGAAGTGGGAAGAAAGGAAGAATCAGAAATGAGCGAACCAACCGACCTTCCGCCTCACGCCAACGAAGTGCTGAGTCACATCTCCGACGCACTCACCGAGATAGCGATCGCGCTCAACGCGATGTCGAAGAGCATCATCGAGATCCTGGCGCTGGCCAAGATAGGGGCCGCGAAGCAAGAGTCGGAACAGCAACCACCAGCACCATGAGTGGAGGAGCAGAATGGCGAGAGAGAACCGAACGGCAGGTGCCAAGGATGCGCACCGCGCCAGAGCGCAGAGCCGTCTTGCCACAAGGCATGAAGAAGCTCAAGGCAGTCGGGTTCCGCGAACAAAGACTGGGAGGCCGGATGTTTCTCCCACCAGACCCGAAAGGCCCAGTCTTCCTGCTCGGCTACATGCTGACCAGCAACTGATCATTATGAAGTGCGAACTCGGAACCGATCCTCACTGGGACGTGGCCTACTTCACTAGCAAGGACAACAAGCTCGTTCTCGCGGTCAGAACACCAAGCCATCTGCGCCGCCTGCTAAACGGTCGCACGAAAGCGTTCTTTGAAGGCTGCTTGGTGGACAGGCACGTTCGATTCGATCGCATGCTGACGGATGAAGAGAGCGAGGTGATCGCGTGGTGAACACAAAAAATGCTCTTCGTCACATGAAGCTCAAAGTCGAGGAGCGTGAAAGGGATGGAGCTCCTCTAGCTGGGATTGTCACCTACCACGAAGACGGAGAGTGGAGGCACATCGACATTTGGGCTCAAGGCAACACTGTTGAGATTCTTGAGGCGATCGTTGACCTGGTGCAACAGAAGATCGGCAAGCTGAAAGCGGAGTGGAACTGATGATCAAGCGCCCACCATGCTCCCCTGACGACGCGCTCCCTTGGGGCGTGCACAAGGGTGTCGCGATCAAGGACGTGCCGGTCGCCTACCTGGCGTGGTTGCGCGCGCAGAGCTGGATCGGCGACTACCCGGCGATCTTCGCTTACCTCGAGACCCGGAAGGCCGAGCTCGACAAGCACGTTGCTGATCAACATCCGGCAGCCAGCGCGGCAGCTACATTCTCGACGTATCAGGATTACCTAAAACTCAGAGGACGATGAGCGACTGCATCAAGTTCTGGGGCCCGCTCTACTCCAACGGCTACGGGCAAGCGTGGCATCGGATGGAGAAGCGCAAGATGCTCGCGCACAGGATGGCTTGGCTTGAGTGTTTCGGCGAGATCCCCGGTGGCATGGTTGTCATGCACAGGTGCGACAACAGGGCATGCGTGAACCCTGAACACCTTCGCCTAGGAACGATGGCCGAGAACACTCACGACATGGTGGCCAAGGGTCGATGCACAAGCCGCGGTCAAACCGCCTCCCCACTGACGGACGAAACAGTGGAGAAAATGCGCAGCCTTCACAAGCAGGGATGGTCGATCAGCGACATCGCTGCTGGATTCAACATGGTCTACCTACGAGTCTGGCGAGTGATCGCCAGGAAGATCTGGCGCTGATGCCACACCCAGTCCAACCCAACCCGCTCGAGCACTTTCTCGAATGGGCTCGCATCAACAACTACACCACCGAATCGAACAGGTGGCTCAGCGCGTTCTACTGCAAGACCTTCCCGGGGCGCGTTGTGCCTCTGCTCACCTACCTCATGGACAAACACGGAAACCCGAGTGCACCACCATCAGCAGTTCAGGCCGAAGACAAGGCTGTTCAGGTCATCGACCGACGCAGAGCAGCAAAGGAACCGGCACAGAGTCGCGGTCGCAGCGCGGGGAGGCACTAGATGAGCCACCTCGACAAAGCACAAGCCTACTTCTATGCGCGCCGTCTCATGGACGAGAAGAAGGAGGTCTACACAAGAGCCTACGAAGAGTGCAAACGAGCGGAGAAGGAACTCATCGAGTCCATGATCGAGGATGGAGTCAAGTCGTTCAAGCTCGACGGCGTTGCACCAGTCGAACTCGGCGTCTCTCTCCGCAAGAACTTCGCGGTCAGTTGCACTCAAGACAACGAGCAGCAGGTGCGCAGCTGGCTGGAGACCGAAGACGGTGATATCACCAAGTTCGAGAAGCTGGTGCTCTTCAAGCCGTTCGTCGTCGCGTGGCTGAAGGAGCGCGTCGAGAAGGGCACCATTGATCAACACGCCATCCCCGACTTCCTCAACTTCAGCATGACACCAACTGTCATGGTGAAGGGGTGGAAGGGAGCAACTGAAGAGTGAGCGTCATAGACGACTACCCTTCGTTCTTGCGTGATTGGCAAGCGATGGGTCGGAGTCAACTACAGAAGGCCCGAAGAACCATGACAACTGAACCAGAGAAACAAGAAATCGCACCGTGGAAGCCGGCGGCGTTCGCCGGCTCCGATCTCCTCCCAGTCCTCTCCTCTGTGCCGCGCGACAGGTCGCACCTCGTCGGCCGCGACAACGTGGAGCAGAGCGACCTCGTTCTGCCGACGCTTCGACTGCTGCAGGGTATGAGCCCGCCGGTGCTCGAAGGCGTGGAGGGTGCCATCCCTGGCCGCTTCATGGACAGCGCGTCGCAGCAGGTCTTCACGGCGCCGCTGCGGCTGCTCTTCGTCGCGCACACCAAGAGCAATGCGCTCTACCTGAACCCGAAGGACGCACGCTACAACGGCCTGCAGAAGTGCATCAGCCGCGACGCCATCACCGGCAGCGTCTACGGTGCATGCGAAGAGTGCGGCAAGTGCACTGAGTGGGTCGACAACCAGAAGCCGCTCGGCGCGCAGTCGCACAACTTCGTCGTGATGACCGACCAGGGCCCGGCGATCCTAAGATGTAGCCGCACCAGCTTCACCGCGGCGAAGCAGTTCGTCTCCACCTGGATGATGAGCGACAAGAACCTCTGGGCACACCCTGTAGTGGTCAGGGTGAAGGCGAAGCCGAAGCAGCTCGAGGACGGCCGGCAGACCACCTACTTCTCGATGGAGCCCACCTGGCAGCGCACCGAGACCACGCCGCCCGAAGTGCAGGCGCTTGCGATGGAGTGGCACAAGATGGTGATGGCTGCGCACGGAAGCGGCAAGCTGCGCACCGACGAAGAAGGCGGCGACGACAACCCGTTCTAGTCCTTGCATCGGCAGCTCGGCTCGGAAAGATGAAAGGCTCGCTGCGTGGATCGCGCAGCGAGCCTTTCTGTTGCAGGAGCTCTGTGATGCAGGCAACTGGCAGCTTCGGTCTCGTTCGGTCGGCTTTCGCAACCAACCCGCTTCTAAGTCTGAAGAAGATGGGGGTGGAGGTCAAGTCGGATTCCCCCAAGGGCGACTGGTTACAGGTCGCCTGCCCCATCTGCCCTGACAAGTCGGGCAGCGCAAGCGTCAGCGTCAAGAGCGGTTGGCTGACGTGCCACCAATGCGGCACCAAGGGCGACCTCTTCGCCTGGTGGTCGATCAAGGACCAGCTCTCGCCGACCAAGCCGTTCGACTCGTGCAAGGCTCTGGCTGACCTGCTCGGCGTCGTGCTGCCGGTGAGGAAGGGCAGGAAGGGCACGAAGACGTGGCCGAAGGAGATGACCGTGGAGCTCATGGAGGAGTGCACGCGCTCGCTCCTCGAGGACGAAGAGAACGACGGCCTCCGCACCTTCCTCCGTCAGCGGTGCGGCCACTTCGATCAGGAGCGCATCGAGCGCCTGCACCTCGGCGCCATCAATGGCGAGATCATCTTCACGCAGTTCTGGCCTGACGGAAGGTTGCGGCCGCGGTATCGGCGCTACAACCCGTCGGGTGGCGACCGGAAGTGGTCCTGGAGCGCCGCGGTCTCTGGCTCAGCTGGCGCGCTCGGCTTCTGGCCGTTCCTTGGCGTGATCAAGCCAGACCAGCTGATCTGGCTCTGCGAAGGCGAGTGGGACGTTCTGGCTGCCCTCGATGCCCTGGAGTTCGAACAGAAGGGGATCATGGTCGTCACCTGGACCGGAGGGGCCGGGTCACCGATCCCGCCACATGCCATCCCTGATGCCTGGAGGGGGCACGCCGTCGAGATCTGCTACGACAACGACACCTTCCAAGGGCCTGGCGAGGACAGCATCGCCCCGGACGAGAAGAAGCGCACCGAGATGCTGCGCCGCCGGAAGAACCTGATCGAAGGCGTTGGCGACAGCTTCGCGCAGAACCGCTGCCCGGTGTTCCTGCGCGCCATCCCGATCAACCCTCTCGAGAAGTGGGGCGCAGACCTGCGCGACTGGGTGAACGCAGGCAACAAAGACCTGGCGATGATCCCGCAGTTCACGCTCGAGGCGAGCCGGCGCAGCGTGCCCAAGGCGCTGCAGATCAACTACGGCGAGGTCTTCGACAAGCTGCACACCGATGTCAAGATGCGGTGCCAGGTCGGCGCAGTGAACACCGACGTGCTGTTGATCCCCAAGACCTCGATCCTGGAGTGCGACATGGGGACGAAGGCGATCTGCTCCCAATGCAAGGGACCGATCGTCGCGCCAGGTGGCGTGCTCGACTGGGGCGGCCGGCAGGAGCAGCTGGCGCAGGCGATGATCCAACGCAACCCCTCCGAGTGGATCATCGAGAACGTGGTTGGGAAGCCACGATCATGCACGCCCTGCAGGGTGAAGACGCAGGAAGGGACGACAGGGGCAGCGTGGGTGGCGCAGGCAAAGGAAGGGGACGACGAGCAGCGGATGATCGAGGTGGTAAGCACAGAGCAGCCGCCTCTCTCCGGGGAGATGGAGATCACCGGCCGGGTCTACCCAACCAACAAGTCGGCCATGGTCTGGTGCACCAACCTGGTGCCGCTCGACAAGCAGCTGATCGACCTCAGCCCGTTGAAGTTCGACCTGCTGAACCTCGTGCCATACAAGGCCGATCACACAGACCAGATCGACGACTACCTGGCGGTGCGCCACATGGACGTGAGCAACCACGTCACGCACGTCTTCGGCCGGCAGTCGATCCACACCACCCTCGAGCTCGCCGCCCACTCAGCTCTGTGGATCCACCACGAGGGGACCAAACGGAGGGGCTGGCTCGACTGCGCGATCATCGGTGCAACGAGGTCTGGCAAGAGCGTCGCCGCGCGCACCTACCTGGCTCACCTCGGCCTCGGTCAGCACTTCACGATGATGGGCAACTTCAGTAGAGCTGGATTCACGATCGGCAGCGCCAGCGTCGCTGGCCAGCAGAAGATGAAGCCAGGGCTGCTGCCGAGGAACCACGGCAAGATGCTCGTGCTCGACGAGGCGCACCTGATGCTCAGCGACGACGGCAAGGAGGTCGCCATCTTCCCGATGCTGCAGGCCGCCAGAGACATCGGCCGCGTGGAAGGCACCAAGATCTACGGCTCGCAGAGTCTGCCGGCAGCGGTGCGCCTAGTTTCGATTTGCAACTGGCTCAACGGCGGGAAGCGGTCCTTCGCTCACCCGTGCGAGCATCTGCTGCAGCTCTATGGCTCGCCAGAGTCTCTTTCGCGCCTCGACTTCGCCGTAGGTATCGACGAGCTGGAGGAAAGCGTCGGTCCGCAGAATGTAGAAAACCACTGGACGGTCGACCTGATGCGGGCAGTCGTCATCCGTGCCTGGAACATGGAGCCAGACCAGATCACGTTTGCTGAAGGGGCCGTAGAACTTGCGCGTCAGGTTGTCGGGGAGGAGTGGACTGCGAAGTATTCCGAAGAGCTTCCCCTGTTCACGCAGAAGGAAAAGCTGCTTTCCGTCCTTCGCATCGCGGTAGCTGTAGCCAACATGACGTTGAGCCATGTGGGCAATGATCTCTCGACCTGCAGCGTGCGCAAGGTCCACGTCCAGTGGGCGATCAAGTGGCTGGAGCAGACCTGGGAAGACCTCGGCTACGCTCGCTTCTCCGCCAGCTGCCTGAGCTCGCAAAGTGTGCTGGACCCGTTCGGTGTGGAGTTCGCGATCGCCGCCAACCTTGGGCTGGACGATCCAGTGCAGGCGAGGAACGTGCTCAACAAGTTGTTCGGAGCGGTCAGCAAGGAAGAGCTGCGCTCTGTCGTCGGCATGGACTATTCGGCCTTCGAGCGTTGGTTGATGACGTTGATGCGGAAGGGTGTCTTCGAGATCAACCGCACTGGGGGCCGCGGCTTCTTCGTGCAGCTGCGCCTCACGAAGGGCGGCTTCAAGATCGTCAAGGGCGCGCTGCTGATGGCCGAGGACTACCCAGAGCTGTGGCCAGCGAGAGTGCAAGGCGTGCGCACCTGGTTCTCGATGCGCAACGGCCCAGCGGTCAGCACGATCAACCAGGACGGGCCGAACGGCATGGTGCCACTCGACACGCCGCTGCACCTGCTTGAGCATCAGTGGAAGAGGGAGATCAATGAACAAGCTGCATCAGCTCAGGATGAAGTCGAAAGCGGCTGAGCTCAGTCGGTCGATCGAGAAGCTCTACCACCTGCACGCGAAGCCGGTCATGCCCGAGTCCTTCTGGAAGGCGTTCGAAGAGCTCGACGACAGGTTCTCCACTAAGATGCAAGCGACGGAGAGCGACATGGAGATGTCGGCCATCTGCCGTGCAGCCGAGGCCGAGTTCGTTAGGCTGCTGAAGACATGATCAAACTCGAACTGCGCCTGCGCTCAGTCTTCCGCTCGATCTACGACCTGCAGGCCGCCTTTGTGTTCAAGGTGCCGGAGGAGCTTCAACAGACACCGTGCGACTTCTTCGGCTTCACCTCCAAGGGGCGAGCGATCGTCATCGAAGCCAAGCAGGTGAAGCGGTCGTCTCTTCCTGTCGGAGGAGAGCCAGGGCTTCTTGTGCATCAGGTGCGCGCACTGACCCAGGCTTCGAACTGTGGCGCGATCTCCATCGTCGTGTGGCAGCACGGTGACGACATCATGTGCATGCACTGGCACCAGGCTTCAAGGCTCGCCGTCGGTCGCAAGTCGATCCCGCTGATGGACGCGATGGGCTACAAGGTCGGTGATCTGCTCGCCTGGTTCAACGACGCGCTGCAGTCGTGAGGCACAGGAAGGTCAAGCGGGTCAAGAAGTGGCCGCGCCTGAAGATGACCAAGGAGATGGTCTCGCTGCTGCGTGACCTCGAGGAGACACGCGCCAAGGTCTTCAAGATCGAGGGCCCTGACTGCGCAGCGGTCGGGATCGGGATCGCGATCTTCCGGGTTATGAGCCGACTAGGACTTCTACGGCATGAGAGGCAAGAAACCCTGAAGCTGTCTCGCCGGGGCTCGCAGTCACGATCTGGATGAAAAAGCGCATCCCTGCCGACCACACAGGAGCAGTCCACCGAAGCACAGCCTCGCCGGTCTGTGCTTGGTGCCTTACCATGCCATCCACATCTTGTCTGGCAGGGACGCGCACAATCCACTCAGGATCAATCAGCAGCTGCGAGCCAGGCATTCCATAGGGCGTGAAGTCCACCGGCGCGTCGAGCATCTTGGTGCCGATCACCAGGTAGAGGTCTTCGATCGGGAACGGCTTCAGGGCGCGTGTAGTGAACGTGAGCACCACATCCTCGCCGACCTTCGGGTGCCGGTCAGTCTTCGGCAGCCAGATGTAGGGGTTCACACCGCCGCGACTGCGGCCTGTCGTCGTGCCCCAGTGCTCGAGGATCTGCCCCTCGTAGTGCGGCGCTGCAGCCAGGATCGACAGCACAGCATCGACCAGCGGCCGCTCCAACACCTTGTCGATCGTCGACTCCTTGGCCTGCGCGAGAGGCGGAAGGGTCTTGGCGTGCGGAGGAGAGGCGCAGCCCTTCAGCAGGACCACGAACAGCAGGATGATGAACGTCCAGTAGGCGAGCCAGAAGATCCTGAACATCACCGAGGCACGTCGGGAATCAACAGGGTCGAGTTCTTCGCTTTCAGGAGCTCGACCCACTGTGCCATGTCTCTCGTTGTCCATCGGTCCTGCATTCCGTCGATGCGGTGCTCGAGTTGACCAATCGCTTGCGTGAGCTGCTTGTTGCTGAAGGACAGCTCTTGGAAGTTCGCATTGATCCACACGGCGCCGCTCGCGAAGGCGAGCATCACGCCTACTGCTGGACCAAGTTTGAGGAAGGCCGCGGCTGGGTCGATCTTCACGGCAAGATCATCGCTAGAAGAGACCATAGGTCCGAGAGCACTCCGTCAAAAAGATTGTAGGTCGCAGTCCAGTAGCCGTCGGGCAACGCCGACACTGCATCGAGCGTGTGGACGCAACTAGCTGCTGTTGCCGCTGAAGCCACGAACAGGGACGCCAGAAGTGGCCATTGCGACCTTCGTGTCCGCATGCGAGTCCCAGAGTTGGTCATCACGCTTTTTGCTCCCGTTGGCGACCAGCAGGGTGCCGATGATGTTCATCACCGTCAGCCACAGCTGTGGATCCTTCACGTTGATGCCCTTGATCTCGTCGAGCTCGACACGCCCGTTCTTGTTCGTATCGAGTTGAGCGACGAGCTGCGGCGCCTTCTCGTTGAGCTTCGCGGTGATCTTCTCCTCCACCGCTGGCTTCAGCTCTTCGTTCCAGAGCTTTCTCGCTTCGTTCTTCGCGAGGTCGCGGAAGGCGGCGCAGGACGGCAGAAAGCAGAGGAGGAGAGCGAACAGGAGGAGCTTCATGGTTTGAACCTTTCTAGGGCGTCGTGGGCGACATCGTAGGCTTGCTTGTTCGCGTCGTCGCGAGAGATCTTCCCATCCCTAGCCTGGCCCATGATCAGGCTGATGCGCTTCTTCGCCATGTCGACCTGGTGCTGCTGCCGACGGTCGTCGATGGTCAGCTGCTTGCTGCCGGCCTTCTGTTCGAACTCCGAACTAAGATCGAAGATCTTCTGCACGTCGCGGCTCTGAGTGAAGTCTCCTCGGCCGAACATCGTGCCGACCACAGGGATATCGGTGGCGTGCAGGTGCTCGTGAGACTTCACGAACCCACCAAGCTCGGCCATTGACTCGGTGAAGTCGCTGACTCGGCCGATCATTCCACCAGTCATCTGGTTGGTGAAGTGCTCGATGTGCATCGGTGAAACGTCGAGCCCGGTCAGCAGGAAGGCATCGGAGAGCATCTTGCCATACCACCTGGTGTAGGCGGTCACCTGGTCGTGCGGCAGCCGACTGCGCTCCATCCAGTCTGGCACGATAGATCTGCCGGTGAACGGATCCTTGTTGGCCCAGGCAGCGACGATCGGAGCCATGAAAGCGGGCATCATCGAGTTCGGCAAAAGGCTTTGGAAGAAGTCCCCCATGACCTTGCCGGTGCTCATCGGGTTGCTGCCGTGCATCAGGTCGAACACATGCTCTGGCAGGTTCCCGAACAACCTTCCCAGCTCGAACGGCTTGCTGATCTTCAACCTTCCAATGCCGAACGGAAGGTCGATGTGCCAGTAGTTGAGCCTCTCCCACTCTGGCAGCTGCTGATACCACTCCTTGTCTTTGTTGAGCCACCACAGCGCCAGGGTCGGCACCGTGATCGAAGTGAAGCCACGCAGCATCGTCTTCAAGGCGACATTGCCTCCGTCTGCCCCACTGAGCTGACGGAGGAACTTGCCGGTCGCGTTGACCGAGGCGCCGGTGTAGGGAGTGATCCGGTTCAGGCCGCGCACCAGGGATCCCATGCGCGCGTAGTTGATCCCGCTCTCGCGGCCAGCCTCGAGTCCGAGCAGGTTAGCTTCGAGCGTCGGCTTGCCCTCCGCCAGCGCCTTGTCCCTGGCCATCTTCATCTCCTGGACGCGGAGGAACGACTCAGGTGTGCCGATGGCGTCGACCATCTTGCCGTAGGCAAACTTCAGGTTGGTCATCACTCCGCGCGACTCACCGCTCAGGATCGGAGCTGCCCTTCCAGCAGCGATCTCCGTGCTGTGGAACGTGGACGCACTGCCACCAAGAGCGTCCCACAGTTGGGATTCCTCACTCCCACCGATGACCTGCATCGCGCCCTTGATTGCGCGACCTACAGCTGCCACTGGGTTGCCGTCACCGCCGGAGTAGACCGCATTCTGGATCGCGTCTCTGACCTGGTTGCGCGCAGCGAATGCCGGCGCAGCGACAGTGGCCCCAGCGCGCAACCACTTCGCCGGCTTCTCCACGATCGCTCTGGCGAAGGCCGGCATCAGATCGACGAAGCTCTGCGGAGATGCGATGCCCATCAGCGCGTCGTAGGCTTCGAGGTCGGTCTCGAGCCACAGCAGTTTCCCGTTCTTCTCTCGAGCCATCTTCTGTGCGCGTTCGGTCGGCAACTCGTTGATCTCTTCCTCAGTCAGGTGAAGCGTGTGCGCGATCAACGGCTTGCTCCCCTTCGGGATGGTCTGTTGGCCGAAGAGGGTGACCATGGCACCAATCTCTCCAGCCTTCTCCATCGACTCGAGGAGCTCGCCAACCTTGTCGAGAGCCATTGAGGCCTGATCGCTCTGCGCACCAGCCTGCAAAGCCTTGACGATCTCCTGGAGCGGGTGATCCTTCGGAAGGAGACCGCGCTTCACCTCGGTGACGAAGCTGCCAACGCCTTCGTGATGCAGGCCGAACTTCACCATCGCCTTCATCACCATGTTCTGCTGAGCCTTGGTGATGACGTTCCTGGTCATGTCCGCGATCGAGGTGAGCGGATCGACGATCTCGAGCTGCGAACCGTGAGAACTGCGGACCCCGGTGCCACGCTCGGCAACTCCGCGACCTGGCGCGATCACCTTCGGGCCTTCCAGGAAGCGCATGAACGGCACGTAGACCTTGTAGGCGTTCTTGATCGCGTCAGCTTGCTCGTTACTCCAGAGGCCGCCCTCCGTGCCGTAGTCGATGACTCGATTGTCGTATTGCTTCAGCGCCTCGGCACGATCCACAAAGTCTTTGGTCTCGAGCTTGGCGACCGTCGTCAGGTTGTCCTGCTTGCTGATGGTCGTCTCTTTGCCCTTCTCGATGTCCTCGAGCTCTCGCTTGGCTCGAAGGTAGTTCTCGAAATCGACTCGCTGCTGCCTACTGTCGAAACTTCCAAGAGCCTCCTGACCTGAGATGCCAGTGCGCTCACCCTTCAAGTTGTGAGTGGAGTGCAGCAAGAACCTCTCGGCCTGCTTGCTGGCGGTCATCCTCAAGACATCCATCAACCTCGCCGGGTTGGCGGTGATCGGCGTTTCCTCGAGAGCCTTCTGAGCCGCCTCCTTGCTACCGAGCTCCCTCTTCAACGCTTCGAACTGAGCGTTCTTCAGGCCGACCAGATCGTCAGTCACAGCCTTCCGAAAGGCCGTGGTCAGCTTTCGGAAGAAGCCAGCGGCCTTGTGCGGCAGCGTGTCCTTCATCACGCCGACTGACTTGAGTTCCTGGATGCTCTTCTCGTCGTCGTAGAAGTGAATCGCCGCCTCACCGCGCTTCACCGCACCTTGGTCTCGATACTGCCGCAGCGAGCTCTGGACTCTCTCGACCTGCGCGCGGATCTCAGCCTGTTGCGGTTGAGCCAGCCACTTCATCGCCTCATCGTGGAAGGCGCCGGTGTCCTTCTTGAGGTCCGGGTCGTCGAGCATGTGCCGTGCCCAGAACTCAGCCCAACCCTCGCTGCGCTGCGACTTCTCCGGCAGCTTCTCCAAGCCAGGGTAGGTGGCAGCAGCAGCCTTGAGGCCAGCCACGTCCTTGACCCCCTCCGAGTAGAAGCCAGCGGCACGGTCCATGGCGTGTGACCACTCGTGCGCCCCGGTAACGATGTCCCTGGCGCCCTCCATGCGCACGATGTTCTCGTGGGTGTGGAACCAGCCCAGGATGCCCTTGGTGCTGTGACCCCTGACGCCGACCCCCTGGCGGATGGGGACGCGCACCGGGTCACCCTCGTAGCCCTGCATGTCCCTGAGCACGTCGCTGGCTCGGATCTTGGCGGTGCCTGGCACGCCTTCCTGCTCGAGTGACGGCTGCATCCGCTGGGACGCCGGCGTGCCAGGTTGTGTGGGTCGAGGCTCACTTCGTGCCATGAGGCGCTCAGAATCTGCCCCCGAGCTCACTATGGGCGTTTCGCCCGGAGTCTCCCTGGCGACGTGCTGAATGAACGAGGATGGCTCGTTTCCAGTCTCGTTCACGCCTCGTTCAGGCGGCCGGTAGCGCACCCCCAGCATCTTGGCGATGGTCTGCCCAGCCTCGCCGATCTCCTTCGCACGCTCCAACTCCTCACGGCCAATGACCTTGGGAACCACGTCCTCGGCGAACTTGGCGAAGCTCTTGCCCAGGGCCCCACGCGACCTGTTGAGCGCGTCGATAATCGCCTGGTTCTTCTCGTGGCCAGTCGGCATCTCCTTGATCCGCCGCAGCTCCTCCACGGTGGAGAACCGCACGTCCTGCTTTTCACCTTCGGTGGAAGCAAGTCCGGTGCGCTCCAGGTTGAGCTGTTCCCCGGTCTCCTGAACGCGCTGGTGTGCCTCCAGCGCCTGCTCCGGCAGCTTCCCTGCCGTCACCTCCCGCTGCCGCAGCGCCTCTCCGTGAGCTCCCAGGGCCTCTGTTGAGACCCCTGCCTCGGTTGCCGAGGCAGCCACCTCTTCTGGAGCAGCAGCGCCAGCAGCAGTCTTGGACAGCTCCTGTTGCTGACGGAGGTCACGAAGCCCCTCGCCAGCCATGCCGCCAGGGGTCGTGCCGGTGGCGCCCTTGATCGCCGCCATCGCGATCGAGTTGATCGCCATGACCTTGGCGTAGGGGGCGAAGGTGTCGGCGTTGGGGTTCTTCAGGAACTGCCAACCGAGCTCCCAGGTGTGGGGATCCAGGTGGGCGAAGCCGACACCCTCAGCAGCTCCAGACAGAACCTGAGCGAGCTTGGCCGGGATGCCGATCGTCCGGTTCAGGAGCCGCTCCGTGCTGCGGCCCATGGCCCCCATCATCATCATCAGGAGGCCCATCTTGGCGCCCTCAGCGAAGGCGACGCCGTAGCCCTCGATCTTGCCGTTCTTCACGCCCTCGTAGGCACCCATGCCGGCAGCA